AACTAGGATTAAAACTCTTATAAATAATAGTAGTACAGCGATATTGGAGTTAAAAAAAGATGGCTAAACCTAATTCAAGAACGACGTTAATAGAATATTGTCTAAGATCTCTCGGCGCGCCAGTTGTAGAGATTAATGTTGATGACGATCAAGTAGAAGATAGAATTGATGAAGCTTTACAGTTTTATCAGCACTATCACGCGGATGCGATTGAAAAAGTATTTCTAAAGCATCAAGTATCGGCCGATGATATTACTAACGGGTATTTAACCATACCTGATTTAGTGACAGATGTAGTTCAAATATTTCCACTAAGAGAAAGCGGTGGTCATAATATGTTTGATATTCAATATCAGATGCATTTAAATGACATGTATTCTCTTGGTTATATGGGATCATTAGTAGAATATGAAATGGCACAACAGTGGTTGTCAATGTTAGATCTTATTATGGATTCAGATACTAAACATATTAGCTTCGATAGGCACAAAAATCAACTACGTATTGATATGGATTGGTCTAAAGAAGTAGAAGTTGATGAGTATATAATTATTGAGTGTTATAGAATACTAGATCCAACAACGTATACTGATGTATATAACGATTATTTTTTAAAGCGCTATGCCACAGCATTAATAAAAATGCAATGGGGCGTAAATCTTTCTAAGTTTGAAGGTATGGTAATGCCTGGTGGTGTTACATTTAATGGCCGTCAAATTTTAGAAGATGCTAAGGAAGAAATAGAAAAATTAAATGAAGAAGTCAGATTAAACTGGGAACAACCAGTTGACTTCTATACAGGATAAGATATGCCAAGAAGCGTATATTTCTCTCAGGCAGTAAAGTCAGAACAAAACTTATATGAGGATTTAATTATTGAATCCCTTAAGATTTTTGGTCAGGACGTATATTACGTTCCAAGAACTTTAGTTTCTAGAGATAACATATTAGGCGAAGATACTGCATCTAAATTTGATGATGCTTATCTTATTGAAGCCTACATTGAAAACACCGATGGGTTTGAAGGTTCTGGAGATCTTTACCAAAAATTTGGTCTTGAGATTAGGGATGAGGCTACATTTATTATTTCTAGAAGACAATGGCAAAACTTAGTAGGTGTGTGGAATAACACAGTAGAAACAAATAAACCTCAAGAAGGTGATTTGCTGTTTCTTCCAATGTCTAATTCGTTCTTTGAGATTTCTTTTGTAGAAGATGAGCAACCCTTTTACCAGCTTTCAAATCTTCCAGTATATAAAATGCAATGTAGCCTATTCGAATATAATGAAGAAGATTTCGAAACTGGTGTGCAGGCTATTGACGGAGTACAAGCACAGCAATCATACCAGGTCGGTATGACAGTCGATGTTACTGGGGGAAATCACTTTAAGTTAGGTGAAACTGTAACTCAAGTAATTTCAACAGACCCTGCGATAAGTGTATATGGAGAAATTCAGACACTTACTAAAACCTCAGATATTGCTGCTACTATTTCGGTGTCTAACATAGGAGTTATTGGCAGTACTGATGCAAAAGACTTTATAGTATCTGAAACTCTTGGACTTGTCGGATCAGAATCAACTAATACTTGTTATATTGCAGATATAAACAATGTAGCAGATTCAGAAGCCTTCCCTAGTGACGATCAAGCTGAAAACTATGCATTCGAAGTAGAGGCTGATGGATTCTTGGACTTTACTGAAACTAATCCGTTTGGCGACGCGTCGGAGACATACTAATGTTTGGAAATCACTTTTACCACGCAACAACACGAAAAGCAGTAGCTTTATTTGGTACTATATTTAATAACATTAGCGTTATTAGGCAGGATGGTTCTGGTAATGTATTAAATCAGATTAAAGTGCCATTAGCATATGGACCTAAACAAAAGTTTTTATCTAGGCTAGATTCCATAACGGGTCAAGATGCCACAATGGCTATTAAGTTGCCTAGAATGGGATTCGAAATAACTTCTATGGATATTGATTCTACTCAGAAGTTAGCAAAGAGAAATCAGATAGTAGAAAACCACGCGACAGATTCTACTAAAAAGAAAACAATTAAACAAGCCGTAGCGTATAATATTAATATGTCACTATTTGCTATGGCCAAAAATCAAGATGATGGTTTACAAATTATGGAACAAATTCTTCCGTATTTTCAACCAGAATATACAGTAACAATTAATCCAGTAACTGGGTTTGATTATAAGCAGGACGTTCCTATTATATTAAATGCTGTTACTATTCAAGATGATTACGAGGGAGACTTTCAAACTCGTAGAGCATTAATATACCAATTTGACTTTGTTATGAAAATGAAGTACTTTGGGCCTACTGCAGATCAAGGTGTTATTAGAGAAATTAATTTAGACTTTAATGCTGATCCTGGCGGCGCTAACATATTAGAGAATATGGATTTTACAATAACTCCTGCCGACGCAGATGAGGATGATAACTATACTGTTAATGTAAGTATAACATAGGTACATTATGGATAAATTAGAGAAAATGCAGGAAAGCCTGAATAAGAACTTGCCTGAGAAAAAAGTCAAAAAAACTGAATTGACCACTACACAAAAAGAGGTCAAAGATGATTATGAATTTTCCAGAAAAACATATAAAGATCTCATCGAAACTGGTGTGAGATCTCTTGACGTACTTGCTGAACTTGCAAGAGAGTCAGAGCATCCTAGAGCTTTTGAAGTATTATCTAAAGCAATTAAAGATATTGGTGATGTAACCGATAAGCTTATGGATCTACAAAAAAGCAATAGAGACCTTAACGACGAAAATAAAGGTAAGAAAGAAGTAACAAACAACAATTTATTTGTAGGAAGTACTACAGATTTGCAAAGATTGTTTATGAAGCACGATAAAGAAAATAAAGATAAGAAGATTATAGATGCCACGCCCGAAGAATGAACATGAAGGCTATCTAGGAAATCCTAATGTAAAAAAGGATGGAGTAGAAAGTCAATTTAGCGAAGATGAGATCAAGGAATACAGACAATGTATGATGGATCCTGGGTATTTCGCTATTAACTATTTAAAGGTTATATCTTTAGATGATGGTTTAGTTCCGTTTAATTTGTATCCATATCAGAAAAACATGTTTAATCATTTTAATGATAATCGGTTTTCAGTAGTTCTCGCGTGTAGACAGTCAGGTAAATCAATTTCTGCAGTAGCGTATCTTTTATGGTATGCGTGTTTTCATCCTGAGAAGACTATCGCGATATTGGCAAACAAAGGAGCTACCGCTAGAGAAATGCTAGCTCGTATTACTCTTATGTTAGAGAATTTGCCATTCTTCTTACAGCCTGGATGTAAGGCACTAAATAAAGGCTCTATTGAATTTAGCAATAACTCTAAGATAATTGCATCGGCTACCTCTGGCAGTTCTATTCGTGGTTTGTCTATTAACTTATTGTTCTTAGATGAGTTTGCTTTTGTGGAAAACGACGCGCAATTTTATACTTCAACATATCCAGTTGTTTCGTCAGGTAAAGATACTAAGGTTATTATTACTTCTACGGCGAACGGTATTGGTAATGTGTTTCACAGGATTTGGGAAGGTGCTACTACATATACGAATGAGTATAAAGCTTTTAGAGTTGATTGGTGGGATGTTCCAGGAAGAGATGATAAGTGGAAAGCTGAGACAATATCAAACACTTCAGAGCTGCAGTTTGACCAGGAGTTTGGTAATAACTTCCATGGAAGAGGAAATACTTTAATTGATGCGAGTGACTTACTTGCTCAAAAGTCTTTACGTCCTATGACATGGAACGAAAACTTATATATTTACGAAAAGGCTATTGAAGATCACCAATACGTCATGACGGTTGATGTATCTAAAGGTCGTGGGCAAGATTACAGTACATTTACTGTTATAGATACTTCTGTAAACCCGTTTAAACAGGTTTGTGTATTTAGAGATAATAATATATCACCAATGCTATTACCTGATATGTGCTATAAATATGCTAAACTGTATAACGAAGCGTACATTATAGTAGAATCTAATGACCAAGGTGCAGTAGTTTGTAATGGATTATATTATGATTTGGAATACGAAAATATGTTTGTTGAATCGCAGGTTAAGGCAAATGCGATTGGTGCAACAATGACAAGACGAGTAAAAAGAATAGGTTGTTCTACATTTAAAGATTTGATAGGACAAAAAAAGCTTCACATTGTTGATGCTAATACTATTGAAGAAATGTGTACGTTTGTTGCAAGAGGTAACTCGTTTGAAGCCCAAGCTCCTAACCATGATGACTTAGTAATGAATTTAGTATTATTCGCATGGTTTACAACAACTGATATATTTCAGGGAATAACAAATATCGACATGAAAAACATGTTGTATAAAGAACAATTGCAGGCAATACACGATGATTTATTGCCGTTTGGAATTATTAATGACGGACATAGTAGTGTCGCTGATGGAAAGGGCGATGGAGAAGGTAATGTATGGTTTGAGGTCGAACACCTTTAAAACTTTATTTATATAAATAATACTGATTGAACATAACCGTATTATGAAAACTTATTAATAACTCAAATTGAGAGGACAAAAAAATGGCATTTCAAGTATCACCAGGCGTCCAAGTCAATGAAATTGACGCATCGGGCGTAATACCTGCCGTATCAACCAGTATTGGTGGATTCGCAGGAGCTTTTAATTGGGGTCCAGTAGAAGAAGTTACTACGGTTGGTTCAGAAACAGAACTAGCAAGTATATTCGGAACACCGGACGACAATACAGCAAAATACTTTTTAACTGCAGCATCATTCTTAAAGTATGGTAATGCACTAAAAGTAGTACGAGCATCAACTGACGGTCACCTAAACGCGACCGACGGTACTGCACAAAAAATTAACAATTTAGACGACTTTGAAGGTCAATCTATCGCTACTGGGACATTTCACGCAAGATATCCCGGGAAATTAGGTAATTCTTTACAGGTCTTAGTTGCAACCAACGCGACATCATTTGGGGCGTTAGCCGCTGGCGTTCAAGCAGCCTTTGACGTAGCTCCAGGAACATCCGATACTGCTACGGCATCATCACACGCTGTTACCTTAGACGAGATGAATATCGCAGTCGTTGATTCACTAGGACTTTGGACTGGAGTACCTGGATCAGTTATAGAAACTTTCCAACTCGTCTCTCAGGCCTCAGATTCTAAAAAGCCTGATGGAACATCTAATTACTATAAAGAAGTGATTAACAGAACATCTAAGTATGTCTACTCAAATTTAGCACCTACTGGATTAAGTGATGCTGGAGATAGTATCGGTGACGTGACTGCAGATACTGTATTTACTACTCTCAATACAGTAATTACTGCTGACCTGACAAATGGAACCGACGATAATGCTCCAACTCACGGAGAGCTTGGTACCGCATACGATTTTTTAGCGGATGCTGAAACTGTCGATGTTAACCTTTTGTTTGCATATCCAGACGCCAATGGCGCAAAAGATATTGCAGATAAACTTATTTCAATATGTAACACAAGAAAAGACTGTATGGCCTTTGTATCACCTCCGATCGAAGATTCAGTTGGAGCCGCTGCTCCTGCTACTACCGTAAAAGCGTGGGCTGACACATTAGCCTCTACTTCTTACGCTTCAACAGATTCTGGTGCTGTTTATGTTTATGACAAATATAACGACGTATACAGATGGTTAGGAGCTTCTGGTCTTTGTGCAGGTCTTTGTGCAAATACAGACAATGTTGCTGACGCATGGTTCTCACCTGCGGGATCAACAAGAGGCCAACTATTTGGTGTTACTAAATTAGCATATAATCCTAAAAAGGCTGATAGAGACATGCTTTATAAAGCAAGAATTAATCCTCTCGTTTCTTTCCCTGGTCAAGGTACTATGTTATTTGGAGACAAAACATTATTGAGCAAGCCAAGTGCATTTGATAGAATCAACGTAAGAAGATTATTCATTGTAATTGAGAAAGCAGTATCTACTGCAGCTAAGGGACAACTCTTCGAATTTAACGATGAGTTTACTAGAGCTCAATTCAGAAATCTTCTTGAGCCATTCTTAAGAGATGTGAAAGGAAGACGTGGTGTTACAGACTTTAGAGTCGTATGTGATACTACAAACAACACAGGTCAAGTAATTGATGCTAATAGATTTGTTGCTGATATCTTTATCAAGCCTTCAAGGTCTATTAACTTCATCTCACTTAACTTTATTGCAACAAGAACCGGAGTCGATTTCTCAGAAGTCGCCGGTAGTTAATTAGGAGAAGAATAATGGCAATTTTAGGCGTTGACGATTTTAAATCTAAGCTAGTAGGCGGTGGTGCACGTTCAAACATGTTCAAAGTAACATGTAACTTCCCTGCTTATGCTCAAGGTGACGTTGAACTATCTTCCTTCATGATTAAGGGTGCTCAGTTTCCTTCATCAGTCGTAGCTCCTGTCCCTGTATTATTCAGAGGCAGACAACTACAACTAGCTGGTGACAGAACTTTTGAACCTGTATCTTTAACAGTGATTAATGATACTGGTTTTGAAGTAAGAAACTCATTCGAAAGATGGATGAATGGTATTAGCGAACACAACAATAACACTGGTCAAAGTAATCCTACTGATTATATGGCTGACATTATTGTTGAGCAGTTAAACAAGCAAGGCGAAGTAACTAAGACTTACGATATGCGTGGTTGTTTCCCAACTAATCTTTCTACAATCGAACTTTCATACGATAATGAAAATCAGATTGAAGAATTTACAGTTGAGTTACAGGTACAATATTGGGAGTCAAATACTACTTCTTAAAAGCTGTATAAATAATATTAAACGAGGGGAGTTAATCTCCCCTCCGATAATATTGAGGTAAATAGAAAATGGCAGAACTTTTTGGTTTTGAGATCAATAGAAAGGGGCAAAAGCTTCCAGAGCTTCCTTCCTTTGTTCCGGACACAGACGAAGACGGTGTTGGCGTTATTAACAGTGGTGGTCACTTTGGCCAGTATGTTGATATTGACGGTGATACTGCAAAAAACGAAGTAGATCTTATATACAAATATAGAGATGTTGCTTCACATCCAGAATGCGATGCAGCCGTAGAGGATATTATAAATGAAGCAATTGTAGGTGACAATAAGTCAGCACCTATTGAAATTGTTATGGATGAAATGGAAGCATCTGATAAAATAAAGAAACTTATGAAAGAAGAGTTTGAGAATATTATCTCATTACTCAAATTTAATAGTTACTCACACGATATTTTTAGAAAATGGTATGTAGACGGTAGATTGCCGTATCATATCATTATCGACAACAAAAACCCTAAGAAGGGTATTCAAGAATTAAGATATATTGATCCAACTAAACTAAGAAAGATCAAAGAAATAGAAGAAGAAACCGATCCTAGAACTGGTGCAAGAATTATTAAAAAGTCTGAAGAGTACTTTTTGTTCCAAGATACTAAGATGCAGGGTGACGACAAAGGATTAAAGATACACCCTGACTCAATAGCATATTGTACTTCAGGAATGTTAGATCCAAGTCGTAAAAGAATATTATCATTCTTACATAAAGCGATTAAACCAGTTAATCAATTAAGAATGATGGAAGACTCATTGGTTATATACAGAATAAGTAGAGCTCCGGAAAGAAGAATTTTTTATATTGATGTAGGTAACCTTCCTAAAGGTAAAGCTGAAGAATACTTAAAAAATATCATGGGTCAGTATAGAAATAAATTAGTATACGATGCTAAGACTGGAGATATTAAAGATGATCGTAAGCACATGTCGATGTTGGAAGACTTCTTCCTACCGCGTAGAGAAGGTGGTAGAGGTACAGAAATTTCAACGTTACCCGGCGGGGAAAACCTCGGACAAATCGACGACATCATCTACTTCCAAAAGAAGCTGTACAAGTCGCTCAACGTTCCAGCTAATCGTTTAGAGCAAGAGTCTGGATTTAATCTAGGTAGATCTACTGAGATCACTAGAGATGAGGTTAAGTTTAAGAAGTTTTTAGATAGATTGAGAAAGAGGTTTAGTGATCTATTCTTACAATTGCTAAAAACGCAGTTAATGCTGAAAGGCATTATTACTAAAGAAGATTGGTTGAAATGGAAGGAAGATATATACTTTGACTTTATTGAAGATAATTACTTTAGTGAATTAAAAGAATCTGAGATAACAAGAGAACGTTTCGAAATGTTAGCTCAAATGGATGAGTATGTTGGAAAATACGTATCAAATGAATGGATTCGTAAGAATATCTTACGACAAACTGATGATGAGATCGCTGAAATTCAAAAACAAATCGCTGCTGAAAAAGCATCAGGCGATATTGAAGATGATGACGACCTTGACATTTAAAATATTATAAATATATAACGAAGGACAAAAATAAATGAGTATTGAAAATTTAATTAATGATGTAAAAAATGGCGATAACGTTGCTGCTAGTAAGCAGTTTAATTCCGTTATGGCCGATAAATTAACTGCTGCTCTTGATGCAAAGAAGATTGAAATTGCTTCTTCATTACAAGACAGGCAGGCCTCTAAAGAAGAGGAATAACAACGGAAATAAGTAAATGAAACTTATAGCAGAATATAACGACAATAACCTAGAGGTTATTGAAGAGAAAGTTAACGGTAAAAAGACCCTTTGCATAGAGGGTGTTTTCATGCAAGCCGATGCCAAGAATAGAAATGGCCGGATATATGAAAAGAGCATTTTAGAAAATGCAGTTAACAAATATGTAAAAGAACAAGTAAGTCAAGGTAGAGCCGTTGGGGAATTAAACCACCCTGAAG